AGTAATTGCTACCGCATTAGCGTTTTGCGTAGACATAGTGCCAAAACCACTAATGTCTGTATTAGTTAATACGACTGTACCTGTATAGCCGTTTACGCTAGTTACTGCGTCTGTATTGTCTACTTTTTGCCAAACCGTGCCATTAAAAATAGCCCAATCGCCCACATTCCACGCAGTAATGCCATCAAGGTTAGTGCTACCAGCAACGCTGACAACATAGTAATAGCCTTTAGTACCAACGCCATTTGAAAGCGTAGGCGTGTTAGTTGCCGCATTCCATGTTCCTTGATAGCTAACCCCACCTTGAATACTTGCAGGGATTTGTGAAAGCGGTACTGTTCCACCAGCATCTAGCGTAGCTACTCCAAGTGCGGCCGCTTTTTGCGTAGTAGGAATGTACCCTGTTACGGTAACGCCTGACATTGTTCCACCAGTAATAGCTACGGCATTAGCGTTTTGCTCTGCCATTGTGCCAAGACCAGTTAAGGTATGGTCACTATTCCAATCTGACGGTTGTACTAGGGTTGCATCCCCAGCATCAGCTATTAGTGAAGTCTTACTATGCTTGACTGTTATAGGCATTATTGAACCCCAGCGATTTTACCGTCAGGGCCACGAATTACAGTCTTAGGTTGACTTAGCTTATCAAGCAACATAGCCAACATCTGTGCTAACTGTTGGTTGCTCATCTGCATATTTTCAATTGCTGGTTGTAATGGGTGGTTTTTCATGTCGGAATATCCTAATTGATCTTGCAAAATATTAGCCATTTGTACATTGTCAGCATAAGCCGCTTCACCATTATCTAAACCTGAAGATATACGGGTTGTTTCAATTTTAGCCGCATTGTTTAAGTAAGCCAGCAACAATTCCTTGTTATTGGTGGAATCCAGTTTAGTCTGCTCAAGCTGAAGTTCCATCTGCTTTTCTTCACGGTTACGCTGATCTTCCAGTTGGAATTTAAGTTGATTCTCTTGGGCTTGATACTCTTGTTTAGCCTTCTCAAGTTGTATCTGACCCTCAATTTTGGCTTGCTCAATCTGCTGTTGCATCTGCATCTTGGCTTGTTCCATTTGCTGTTCCATCTGCAACTTCTGCATTTCAGGTGATGGTGGCTTGGGTTGACCCTCTGCCGCTTTCATCTGCTGACGGAACTTATCTGCTGTTTCATCAATCAAACCTTCTAATCCTTTACCAGCCTTAAACGCTGTTACGCCAAACTTGAGCATTTCAATCAGCATTGGGGTCAGTTCAGGACTTGCATTAGCGGCAGGTAGGGCTTGACTTAGGAATCCACCCATAGCACTCAAGAACTCCATGCGATCCGCTTTTTCCTGCTGTTCATCCTGATAAATCATGGAATCAGTAGTTACTTCAATACGGAAGTTCTTAGCTGGTTCGTCTTTCAGTAATGCAAGGGCTTGCGGTATAAGTTGTTGATCTTGTGGGGATAATTGCATTGCACCGCTGATCTTAACGATAGTGTCATCGGTAAAATGGTTGCAAATAATCTGTGCTTTGATCTGCAATAGAGTTGTAGCAAAGTTCACTACATCGTGTTGCATAGTCTTTAAACGCCCTGAAGCGTTGTTTGACTTAATGATCTGAGCACCAAGAGTTTCATTAGGATCTGTCTGACCACGCTGAATATCAGCAATACCCATGATCTCGTAGATTTGACCCTTAACCTGCTCCATAGCTTGATAAGCCATGTTCAAGCCTTCAGCAATTGGTTTGATGTCTACAAGGTTAATAGCCCCAACAAGTCCACCCTTTTCGCTAAATGCACCGTAGTTCTTAACTGGTAGCAGGGAGTTGTTTTCACCCTCTGTAAACAGACGGGCAAGGGATGGCTCAGAAGCGTCATATACGCCCCGAACCTTCAATGCTTGGATGAATCCATCAATGCGGTCTGCCAGCGTGTCTAGCTGTCTTGCTTGGTCTTGGTACAGTACAAAGTCAGGTACAGGAATCAGGCTGTCAGTTGTCAGGGTTGAAAACATGGGCTTTGGGCAAGGCCAAAAGTTCTCAAGCTGTAGCGGATCAGCACGGGTATCGAGAATTTTACCTAGTGACTTGTTTAGCCAAATAACTTCACCACTTGTCTTGTCCCAAATCTCATAAACAACGGCTTCAGATGAACCTTCACCCATTTTTTCGTTAAAAGTTCTAGATGATTCAGGCTTGGTATCTAGCGGAATCTTACCGCCCAGTTCCTCACCAAAGCGTTCAACAAGGGCAGGTCTACCCATATAAACCTTACGCCATACCGCTGTAACTTCTTCCCATGTACGGGCAACGGTTAAGCCAAAGTCACGCCAATGAACATAATCTACTGGAGCACATTCGTATTCAATGCGTTCTTGATCTTCACGAAACATACCGCCTTCGGTTTCAGCTTCGTCAATATCCTCAGTAACTTGAAAGCCATCTTCAGGAGCACCGTCAGCTTCACCCCCTTCTTCACCAACAATATGCGGTTCATAACGAACCCATGCTGTTCCACGACCACCTAATAGACGGTCTTGTACCGATTGCTTCATGGCACTAGCGTAGTCACCATAATGCTCAATTTCGTACTCTAATGCTCGCTCTAACATCATTGACGCTACACGACCTATTGGGTCATTGTCACGGAATCTGCGGCTTACATCAGGTCTTGGAAGTCTAGCAAATACCGCTGGGGTAATGGTTTGGACATTAGACCAAAGGATATTGAACTTGGCATTGGGATTGTTGCGACTGCGTTGGTCATCGCGGTAACGCTTAACAATCTTATCTGCTCGCCCTTCCCATTCTTTAAATGTACGCTCGTACTGGGCGATGCAGTTGTACCAATCCGTGTATGTATGTTCCATCTTTATATCCTGCGGTGTGTTTGTTTGGGCGTTTCTTTCCACATTTCGTTCAGCGTTACATCCGTTTGACCGACATGAAGTCCTTTAATTCTTGAATCTTTAAGGATAGGGCTGTCCTCATCTTTCCATACAATGCTGAGATAGCGGAACGCATCGGCAGAGTGGCTTGTCCAATCATGTTTCGGGCGATCCCTAAATACTTTCTTATCATCATCCCACTCTCGTTGATATTGTCGTAAACACTCAATGCCTTCTTCACATCTATTATCAAACCAAGTGCGTGTTAATGCAAGTCGTGTTGCTTGTATTCCATCCTGAATTGACAAGTTTGGAACAATTTTTAGATGTTTTATGTCAATTTTTGCAGAAATTTGTTCAATTATGCTCTTACCACCACTAGCTAGTGTTTTTGCTCTAGCGTCATGTGGCAAGTAATGAAAGCCATATTTGTACCCAAACTCATCTTCTTTTTGAGCAAGTAAACCTGTGTAGTAAGAGATTGGCTGACCATTGCTGGAATGGTGATCTAGCACCCGTATCTCACCGTACACCACCTGAAACCACCATATAGCCGTGCTGTCATTAAATCCTAAGTCCCAAGCGGTATGGCAAGGGAACATTGGGTCATAGTCAACCGTAGTAATACGGTCTAGATCGGTAATCCTACGCATTTCCTGACCATAGTACGCACCAAGTATTGCGGCTTCAAATGAGCACAGGAACTCCTGCTCGTACTGGTTAGTTGACATAGTAGCTTGGGCATCTTCCAATTCAGCGTCAGGTAATAGCCCTGATTGGTCGGCTCTCAGGGTCTTGACATACCAGTTATCGTTCTTTTGGGCTTCGTTATAAATGTCATAGAACGCATTATGTCCCTTTGGAGTACCAATAAAGGTAGCCCAGCCTTGACGGTCAGTAAGTAAAGGTCTAACAATTTCTCCCCATAATCTAGGTTTCATGTCGGCATACTCATCTAGCACTACCCCGTCTAGGTATAAACCCCGTAATGCGTCAGGGTTATCAGCACCAAACAAGCGTATCTTAGCCCCGTTGACCAGTTCTACCCATAGTTCAGATTGATTGGCTTTAACGATAGCTGGCTCTGCAAACTTGAGCAGGTAATCCCAAGCAATGTTCTTAGCTTGTGCGTAGTAGGGGGCAATATAAGCGTACCTGCCGTCAGGTTTCTTATCCATGATGGCTCTGCGGATAGTATCAGCTATGGTGGCCACCGTTTTTCCTGCTCTACGATGACATACCAGTACAGCCCAGCGTTGATCTCGTCTATGGAAGTCTAGGAACGCATCCCGTGACTTGTACGGGTATTCGTACTTCTTTACTATCTCTTTCAATCTAGGAACTTGTGTTCGTGAATGATCTTGACAGGCTGATCTTCGTCACCTGAGTGTTCAGTACGGGCTAATTTAGGTAGGTGGTATTCCATGACGCTCTGCAACATACCAAAAGCCTTCTCAGGATTAGGTAGAACTATGAATTTATCGTCATTGTTTTTAACGCCAATAGCGACCTGTTCTAGCCACTCTTGCATCTTGTAGGCGTTACCCTCTACAAACTGTGCTATCGCTTCCCTAGCCATTGCTGTGGACTTATTAGGGCTACCTTTAGGTCTACCTTTAGGATTATTTGTTTGTTGTTTAATTGCCATACCTTACCCAAGTGGTTGATTAAGATAAGTTAATTGTAGGCTATTTTTTGCTGTTAAACAACTTCTCTAATACATCCCGTCTACTGTCCTCATCTGTAATAGCCATAGCTGGGGCTACTGCAAACATAGGTTGTCCTTTTTTAAGGAATGATTCTTTAGCTTGGGGGGTAAGGTCAAAATAATGTACGCTTTCACCAGCAATAGGGTTTTTGACCAATATTCTTGATCTTTCAGGGTAAGACATGGCGTTCCATTGCTCTAATGTGTAACCAAGTTCTTTAGCTTTTTCAAGTATTTGTTCTTGTTTAGCTGGCCCTGTTTTTTTCAAATTAGTTTGACCTACCTTTAAACCATGCTTTTTACCGTACTTATTAATGAAATCGGGCAAAATCTTGTCGTAAAAGCCTTTCATGCCTTCACCACCTATATCAAGGTCTAAACCTTCAAATACATCCTGACCATTGTTTACATATTTTTCAGCTATGTCTTTTCCAACAGTTTCAACAAGTTTGTTTTCATCAATATCTTCAGCAATACGCCTGTAATTGTCTGAACCTTTTTCTTTTACATTAACAATAAATCCATTTTCTTTATCGCCTTTGATAAAAATAGAATTTACCTGTTTAGATAAGCTATATCTATCTGCTTGCTGTTTACCAGTAGTAAATGCTACTCGGTCATATCCACCTTCTGCGGCCATTTGCATGGCTCGTTTCATAGCTAGTTCTTGCCAGTTTTTCTTAAATGGGGCATCAGGTACAAGACTTCTTTCATCAACCCTAGCCATGTTCATAGCTTGTTGCTTTTCAGATTCACCAAAATATTCAGCAAGTTTGCGTGGATCTTCAGCCATCTTGTTTTTCATTTTTGTGGCTAATGTTTTAGCTTTATCTTCAGCCAAACCTTCATTTACAGCAATGTTAAACGCTTCATTTTCGTAGCGTTTTTCTAAATCTTTAATGTAATTTGTGTAGTCTTTATCAGCCGTACCTTGATAACCTTTTTTACGCCCAGCTTGATGCCAATCTGATTGGATTTCTTCTATAAACAGGGTCTTTTTACCGTCAATAGTGCGATCATTAACCCTCATGTGAGCTAAGATATTGGGTTCATCGTAATGGCTTTTATTAACAAATTCAGGTTGTGAATTAGCTGGTCTTATGTGGTTTGCAAGGCGTTCTTCTTGCGGTCTGCTCTGAGCGTAGTCAAATGCAGATTGATAATTAGGGAATTTTTTAATAATTGTGCCTTGAACAGCACTAGGTTTACCAGTTTTAGCTACTGCTTCTGCTGATGCTTTATCATACCCACCTGAAAAAGTGCCATCTTCCCAAACCACTTTGTATTCAGGTTTAAATCCGTATTCACTTAATTGTTCTTCAACTTGACCTGTCATTTTTTTAGGATTGCTTGAATAAACATAAGGTCTATCTTCGCCACTTGGTAAACGGATTTGCACTTCACGATAATTTTCACCGCCTGAACCTACTTGTAAGGTATTAAATTTAGCAGGTTTGTATTGATCTGCGTTTGGAACAAGGTTTTTAAACACAACATCAAAATAATCTTCAGCGTTTTCATCAAACAATTCAGGGTTTTTTTGTTGCAATGCACGATAAGCGTCATAATCATTTTGCAAAGAAATTTTCATGCTTTCGGGCGTAGTATTGTTTTGCAATACTTTCATCACTTCAGGAATTGCATAAGGGCTATTTGTATTTATTTTAGGTTTAGCACCTAATATAGTTTCTCTCAAATCTATGGGATTTTCAGCAAGAAAATCTTGAATTTCTGTTTTAGTAACTTTAGGGCTTTCAGTTAAAAATTGTTTTAACCCCCTAGTAATTACTTCATCTTCCTTAACACCGCCTGTTTTAAGTAACTGTGCAAGGTACTGTTGACCTGTACCCTTTTGGTTTTGCAGATTCATAACTGCTTCATCTAGCGGAGAATAGAACCCCATTGCGTTCTTTTCGGGTAAGCGTAGGGCTTCAGCTATCTTTTCAGGCGGTGCTGGGGGTGTTACATCTTGAATAGTCATGCCAATTGGCAGGTCTTTAGTAGCTTTAATGGCTTTCATGGCAAAAGAACCTAAAGCTGGGGCAATGTACTCACCTAATGTTTCGTGTTGCTTGTAGCCTTCATACGGGGCTGTAACACGGGGTACTGTTTCTAGGGTCTGCTCAGTAGTAGGGGCTTTTTGTATTAACGCTTTAGCATACGGATTTGCAAAAAATTCAGCAACATTACTAAAGTTTTGTACGCCCTGTGGCAAATAGCTTTGTACGGTATTGCGTAAATCACGCAAATCACCTGTTGTTCCTATAGCTTGAGCAACGCCACCACGCCCTAATGATTCAGTCACATTAGGAGTTAATTGCAAAGCATTTTGTAAACTTTTACCAGCTTCTTGATAAGCCTGTGGGTTTTTAAATCCACGCAAAATATCGGCAAATGATTGGCCTAGTGTTGGCTCATTAGGATCGTACTCAGGGTACATTACTTGACTTCTTTATCCAAGTCTTTAAGTTTATTGGCAATAGCGGCTCTACGCTCTAAACGCTCACGCTGATTTTTTTCTAGAGTTGATTCAACATGAGGGCGTAGCATTGCATCTTCTTTTTTGTACTTACGGCTCATTGGGGTGGGGGGGATCATCTTTACCATTACATATCCTTCATCTTGTCACGAATTATGTCTTTACGGCTTTGTGGCTTGGCAGTCTTAGCGGCATCTTTGAAGTCTTGTGCTGATGGGCGGCCTTCTGAAGCCTTTGTAACCATCTTTTCGCCTGAACCAGCCTTGATCCTAGCCCTCTTTTTATGGATATTTTCGTAAAGTCCGTTGCTCATGCTTTTTCCTCAATGTATTTAGCATAAGCATCTTCTAACTTGGCTTTGCGGTCACCTTTGGCATTTTCACGCTCAACATTAAGGGCAATGGCAAGTGCCTGTTTTTTAGGCTTACCAGTTTTAACCTCTGCTTTAATGTTCTTGCCGACAGATGCGGCTGATCCTGATTTGTCCAACGGCATGATTATTCCTTAATCAAATGATTTTCTGTACATCAAACTTACACCGCCCTTACCCATTGGCTCACCCATAAACTGCGACTTGTTTGGGTAATAACCAGCAGAAATGCTTTGGTCAGGGCCACCGTAGCTAACATCAACCCCATTTATTACGGCAGGAATGTTATATCTATTGTTAGAAAAACGCTGTCCTGATACACCTACACCTAAGCTATTACCTGATTCATTAGGATCAAACTGGTAACCAGCACGACCTTGCATCATTGTTCCAGCTTTACCCACATCCATACCCATACCGCTTAACTGTATATTGCGTAGCATTTGGGCAAGTTTGTAACCCTCATCTGCTTCACCTTCGGGCAAATTAAACGATTTTGGGTTAAATAAATCCACAGTTATGCCTTAAATTTAAGCAAATAAATTGTTGTATCAATCTCTTGGGCGATATTGTCAATCAATTGGCAAATCTCTGTGTCTGTTGGCAGGTCTGCCCGTGCTTCTTTTACAAACCGTTGTAGTGATTGTAGGTATGCCAGCGGTTCTTTTGGCTGGTGGTAAGTAGCAGGGAAGTCAGTAATCTGCCCGTAGCAACCAAAATAGGCTTCAGCTAACTGGTCGGTCAGTTCAATAATGTTTTCGTAAAAGTGTCCTAATGCCTTGTGTTTGGCGTAAGACTTGGTAGCCCAATGAAAAAAATGCGTATTTGTCCCTGAATGTAGCAATGTTGCTAGGAATAATGCCATTGACTTTTCCATAAAACGCTCCTTTTAATCTATTTTATAACACTTTTCTAGTAATTCCTAATGCTCTTATTGCGGCAT